TACTTACCAATAAACCATGGCGAATTATCTATGCGTGTTTTAAAACCTTTAAAGAAAACGTTGTTAGCTTGTTGTGCGTTAATAGCAATATTAAGAATGTCTATCGAATCGCCTGGCGGTTTGCCATAATAGGTTGCTGGATCTTTTAAACAAAGCAATAGATATACTATATAGGCAACAGCAATAGTTGAGCAATAATCTTTTCCTGAGCCTTTGCCCAGTTGTGCTATTACTTCGTTTGCTGTTTGTTTATATTTTCGTTTTCCTTCTTCTTCACCGAAAAGTTTGATAAGTGTTGACTCTTTATAGATTTGGCTACTTTTTTCAATGAGAATATACTGGTACTCCGAAAGTTCAGGGAGTCCAAGGTATTGTGG